ACTCACCACTTTCACTAAGAAGCTTTTTTCCACTGTCACCTAAGTGATTCAACATATTTTCATACTTTGCAAGTGACTTTGTGCTATATGCTTTACCCATATCATGCGAACCAAGTGGGTCTCTACCTCTAGCAGAGCCATCTTTAGCAAATTTATTTGATTCTTTTGGTCTTCCAGCGCCTGGTTGTCCACCTTCTTCCGAACCACCCTCATCATTCAACTCATGACCACTTCTACCCATAGCTAAATCAGATGGTGTACCTTGTGATTGTCCACTTTTTGCTGGATCGTTACCTTCTTGTTCAATCTGTTGTCTTCTAAATTTTGTTTTATAGTCGAATACTATCTGTTCGTCTTGTTCTTTTATCTCATCGTCTGTAAAGTTGAACACATTTTTATAAATCCATTCGGAAGAAACAAGACCATCTCTCAACATAGAATCAGCTAATGAAGACTTCTGATTCCACAGTTCAATCTTTTCTTGTTCGTAGATTGTAGATGGATTAGTAAGTTCTAATTCAAAGTTTACTAACTCTTGGTCTCTGTATCCTTGTGAGTAAAGATGTACTACAGCAATTTTTTGTAACTCACTAACTAATATTCTCTGTATTCTTTCGATTGTTCTGGCAAAACGGACATCCTCAGCTGCTAATGTAGCCTTAGAACCCAATCCTTCTTCGTATCCTAAGAAAGCCTTTGGAACATGAAGTGCGGCTAACAATTTATTCTTTAGATATTCAACATCTTCAGTAGCCTCATATGTTAGACCAGGTAAAGATTCTATATTAGTTCCACTATCTCCACCTCTTACAGGTAAAAAGAAATCTTCTGTAAGGTTTTGGATGTTATAACGAAGATTATATTCACCAGTCTTCTCATCCATAATAGGAGCCTTCTTCATTTTGTTTATCGCCTGTTGCATGAAGTTATCAACTTCTGCTGGTGGTATGTTACCAATATCTAATTTGAATACTCTCTTCTCAGGTGCTCTCATAATACGATGTATCAACATAGCGTCTTCCATAAGAGATAATTGTTTCCATACTTTTCTACCACCCTCTAAAATAGAACGACCATAAGGTACAAAGTTAGAATCAGATAATAGTCTAAAGTGTGCTACCTCATAATTCTCTAATAGAGTTGATTCTCTACCTCTGTTAGAATGTCTAGCACCAATATGTCCACTTCCTTGTTGTGGTATAAACTCAAATTGTACCATTTGAGGATTTGCTGGATCGTGTCCTTCTAATCTTGAAATGTCATAAGCAGACATTGGTTGTACATTTGTGATACCATACTTTTCTGTAATGTCTAACTTCAAAAAGAAGTCACCATACTTCACCATATTACGAACCCAAGGCCATAGATTGAATTCTATGTTTACTATGTCATAAAAAAGGTTATGTAATATATCGTGTATTTGATCATTCTGTGTTTTTATGTTTAAAATTTTACCATACTCATTCTTCATTGTTGATTCATCTGAATAAATATCCAATGCTGAAGCAACTATTGAGTCACTATCCATAGATTCATAATCTCTAAACAAACCTAATCGTAATTGTTGAACTTGTAAAAGTTCATTGTATGGATGGTTAGCCATATTAGAATGAATTTTTTGGAATCTGTCTACCAATGAGTTTACAGTCCTTGATTGTACTTTGCTGGTGTCTACTACTTTCAGTTTTCTTCCACCAATATTTCTTACGATGGTACTGCCTGAAAATAGTCTTTTTAGTCTACCAGTTAATGTTGTATCTGCCATAGTTTTACCTCTTATTTAATAAGCCATTCTAATGATTCTTTTATCTTACCATCAGGTGTCCATTCCCACTTACTATCATTTACCTGATTAGTACTTTGTGGTAACATCTGATTTGCCACACCACTCAATGTCTTTTTCTGTAAGTCTATACCTTCTTGTCTCAATCTCAAAGCAGTATCTCTTACCCAAAGACAAATAGCGAAACTCATCACCAAGTCATCGTTGTAACCCTGCATAGCTTCGGCTTTATTGTTATTATATATAAATACAAACAACTCATCAATTAATCGATTTGAACGGACAATTACTGACTTTTCTCTGAAATATTCCTCTAATTTAGCGATTACCAAAGGTCTTGTCTTCATTGTCATAGAAAAACCAGGTACCATATTTCTATCTTGTGTTCTATATCTATTATTTATCTGATGTTCTGTGTCTACATATTGTAAATCTTTACTTGTGTAAAAAAGGTTTTGGTATCCTCTATCTATTACTTGTTGAATAGCCGCCCAACCAATATTATTGTTTTCTATAACCAACAAACCATTGTTATATTCTGTTGATACATTTACCAATAAATTACCAAAATCTTTTGTACTAATTTTTCCTTTATATTCAGCAACTTGTTCCATCGTCTCTACATCCATCACATGAAATGCGGAGTAGTCAGCACTATCTCCTCTACCAACATCTGCTGATATAACATAATCTTTAGTGTAGTTAGGTGGTTGCCATACCCAAAGGTTACTATCTATTCCCCTTTTTTCTAATGGGTCGTTACAATGTTTTTCTCTGTACTCTTCTAATGTAACACCATCAATAACAGTCTGACCTGAAGTGATGAAGTCACAATCACATTCTTGTGCAGCTAGTGAAGGACCTAATAAACTATCTTGTTCCTTTCTCCATTCATCATCTCTATCAGGATGTAAACTCCAATGTAACTTTATGGTATTCCAATCATTAGTTCCATCTTCAGCACCAACCCAAGTCTTATGAAACCAATTACCCACACCATTTGGAGTTGATAACGCTATACATTGTCCACCAGTAGATAGTGTCTGTGAAGCGGCTGCCCATATTGGTTCAATCTTATCAATGAAAGCGGCCTCATCTAATATTAGCAGCGATAGTGCTTCTGAACGACCACTATCTTCACCACTTGATACAGCCTTTATCTGTGAACCATTCTTATATCGTAAAGATAATTTATTATCTTCAGTACATTTCTGTTTCAACCATGAGGGTAAGTTGGCGTGCATCACTCTTACCTTAGTTACTAAGTTCTTAGCAGTATCTTGCTTAGTGGCAATTACCAATATATTCTTATCCGCATGAAACGACATCATCCAAAGAGAATATCCAGCAGTCAATGTTGATAATCCTAATTGTCTTGCTTTCAATATAACATTGAATCTATGTGCTTCAAATTCTTTTAGAGATTGTTCTTGGTATTCAAACAGATGAAAAGGAACCTTACCTTTCATTGGGTGCTGGACAACACAGTACTTCTTCATAAAGTATATTGGGTCTTGAGCACATTTTACATACTCTTTTTTTATTACCTCTTTTAGTACTGTGGGTTTCATTATATCTTTCCTAATATAAATCCTATTCCTAACCAAATATATTGATTCTCATACCATTTTGGTTTTATTAATTCAACCATCTTATCATTAGCCTTATCTCTTGACTTTAGTAAATCGATTTGTTTTCTTTGAGCAAGTAATACTAATGTATCTAATTTTGCCTGTTCTTCTAATTTCATAATAACAGAATCAGACTTAGCAATAGTAATCTTTTGAAATTCTATCAATGTATTAGCTTTAGCAATCTTATCTTCCCATTGTGCATCTCTTTGTTTTATCATCTCTAATGCTTGTTCTTCTGTAAATGTTGTTTGTGCATCTACCATCGATAAAACAAAAAATGATATCAAAAAGTATTTTAGTATTTTCATAGTTAGTCTCATTTACTTTTAGCAAACTTTCTCAAGAAGTCTTCTGCTGATTCTACTTCATCATTATCATATACCTCTTGCATCTTCTGAGTTTTCTTTTTTGAGATAGTAAGTTTTCTTTTCATATTACCAATCTCTTTTTTAGAAGCCTTCTTAGCAGTTTCTAATTCTTTGATTTGTTTTTCAACTTTCTTTTCTTCTTTTTTATTAGCGTCAATAACTTTTTTGAGTTTTTTTACTTCTTCACTCTTTGCTTTGTTTACAGCAAATAAAGCACCAACTGCTCCAATAAATCCTAATATTACTTTCCAAAGTTTCATTTTTCGTTCTCCAACTCTTCTAATTGTTTTGTCAAATTCTCTATAGCTTCTTCAGCCTCAGTGACCATCTTTTCTGTTCCACCTTCCCACTTTTCTTTTTCTAATTCAGGATAATTTACACCTACATTGTTCAACCATTCTGGTGCTTTCATAGTTTTGAATTCTTCTAATTGTTGTAATGTATCTTTGATAATTGCTATCTTATTCTTTCTCATCTTTTCGTTAGCCCAATCATCAAACTTACCTTCTAATTTTAGTTTGTGTTCTATCTCCACCTGACAATCGAAACAATGTTGAAACAAATTCCACATCTTAGTGTCTAACCTTTTTTTCATAACCTTATCACATTTAGGACAAAATAGTGGCATTCTTACATCTTTCATTATCTCTGTCATCTTAGGAATAACATCACCCTTTGGCTTTTGTTTACCTTCATATCCGACTTGAACATAATTCTTTACATGCTCTCTTCCAGCCAAAGCATCTTTTAGTGCTTCATTTTGTCTTACTGATTCTTTACTATATCCCATAACCTACTCCTATACGAATTTCAACATACCTAAGATTTGATTTGCTGGAGCAAAAGCACCAGTATACTTATAAACCTTTCCTTTGAAAACAAATGTAATTCCCTCTGATGGTACTACAGCCTTCAATCCACCTATAGCATTCAATCTATCTAACTGAGTCTTCAATGTATTCAATACCTTTGGGTCTTTTGATTGTCTGACTTTATCTATTGCTTTCTTCAAATCCTTTCGAATTGTCTGAGCAGCTTTCGATGGATTAGCTGCTATAAAGTTTTGTAAGTTTGAAAGTATCTCAGCCCCTAATTCAAAGAACAATACTTCCCAATCTCTAATATGTTGTTTTTGTAACTTAGCATGATCCATTTTATCTGTGGATAACACCCAATCTAAAAATTTTGGATACTCTTCTAAATCCTTTTTTATCTGTGGTATCTTATAAGACTTATCAAAGAATGCCCATCTCTTTGTTAGGTTCATTAGAACATCATTTGATGGGTTTGGATAGTCTGTGTTTTTAGCACCATTATAGATATACTCCATCCAATATGCTTGGTGGTAATCAGAAAGAGTAGCACTATCGTTTAGTTTATAAACATTTTGTAGCTTTTTTAGTTTACCTAAAAAGTAACTTTGTTTCTGTGAAAAGTTTTTTACTACTGGCAATTGTGTAATAAATGGTTTAGTTATACTATAAGTCTTTTGTATGTTCTGATTTATTTGTTTTATCATACCTGCTAACATTCTAGCACTTCCTCTATCTTCTCCGATTGGTGAACCAGCAGAATTATATTCGATTGTTCCGTGAAATTGTAATAATGATTTATCATAAGGTATGACATTTGAGGTTGCTGGGTATATGACTTCTAACGACATAAACTTTTTACCTTCAGCAAATACTTTGTCTTTTTGTTTTTTACTTAGTCCCTTTAGTGCTTTCTGTAAATCTCTCATAGCGGATACAAATGCTTTTTCAATGTCTCCTCTACCAGAAAACATATTTTTTATACCACTTATATCTAAAGCGTTAGCACCAAAGTTTTTTATATGTCCTTTGTTTCTAGCTGCAACTAACTTCCCATTCTTCCAACTAATCATAATGTTCTGTCCATCTGTCTTTTCTGTAACAGGACCTTCCTTATCAAGATTACCTTGGAGTGTATTAATAATTAGTGTTTTAAAATCTGAAAATGTTAAATTTTTATCATCGAATGGGTGATTGAGGTGTCCATATGCACCACCCTCTAATAGTAATTCTTTCTTCCACCAATCCTTAGAGAATGTCTCCACCACTTTGAATTGGTTTGGTAAGTATTCATCCTTTGTAGCACCAGCTGCAAAAACACTTCCAATCAAATTGTCTATAGCAGCGCTAGTTCCCATCCAACTTACCACATCCCAACCTAAAGGTTTTATGACTTCACCCATCCACTTTTTATATTTTTCTACAGCAAGGTTAGAACCCTTTGCTTGTCCATGATCTAAATAAGTTAGTGGTACAGATTTGTAAGCATTCTTTATAGAGTTCTTAGCACCATCTCTTATAATGTAATCCATTACTGCCCAACCAGCATCTTCGTATAAAGAATTTATCCATTCTGTAGAAACCTTTACATACTCCGCATAGTCTTTATGGAATGTTGAAGGACCATCGTCTAAATTACCTTGAGCAGAAACAGTAGCCTCTATCAAATATTCTTTTATCAATTCATCTGATAAGGTATATGATTCAAATAACTTTTTGAACTTATTTGTCATCATAGTAAACACACCCTTATCATAATATCCAAACACTTTTTTGAAAGTCTTTTGTTTTTCACTATCATCATATTTTGGATTTCCTAACAAGTCCCTCATCTTTGTACCACTTATGTTTCCTGATTGTGGTGCTGTGAGAAAGTATCCATGCTCATCAAACCCTT